GGCGGGAGGATACCTTACAATGTATTTGGACCTCGATGTCTCACTTAAAGTTTCAAGCGTGTGGGCCGTGGTAGGAGCCCCATTTGTAACAGCGAGTCCAATCATCGGGAAGGTCGCCGACGTTCCCTTGAACCCCTTAGTCGTAATGTAGCACGAGGCCTGGTCGTTTACTGCCCCCAGGCTCGGGGCGACGGTGAAGGCGTCCTTAACTTCCGTCCACCTGGTGTTCAACATGCTTTTGGAACCCACGCACTCAGATGCGCTGATAGCCTTATCGAGATAATAATCCCCCGCGAGCCACGTCATGTCGTATGTGGCGTAGCCCAAGGGATTCCAGAACTGCGTACCAAAAACATACAACCCGCTAGGGGATCCTTCGCAAATACTTAGCCGGGTACAAGCGCCGGTTATGCCCACCTCTAGCGATGGCCACGCTGTAGGAATTACCTGCGCGAAGGCTTTCAGTGGGTAGCCTGGCAGCACTCCGTATAGGGAGTCATTGTAACCATGAACCCACGTTTCACCATCTCCGGGAAGAGCGCCCGCGATGCCGTCCTGGTTCGACACTGCGGTAAACACCTTGCCAAGCGAGGCATCGTGGTAAATTGCTCCACAGTGTTCTGGAACCTCGTTTGTGGCTAAAGCCTTAAAAAGGCTCACCACAAGTGTCTTGTCTATCCTAAAGATGTAGTCTGCGTGCCCAGCCGCCGTCGCAGCCTGCGCTATGATATGCGCGTACTGCGATCCGCTACCAGCGTGCATGTCGAATGCGGTAAAGGTGCTCACCGTTTGGCCGTCAACAACCCCCCGACGCCCGTATGTCTTGGCGTTGGTGCTCACAGATATAGAAGCGGCCGTCAGATAATTCTTGGTATTGTCCTGGTGAAGCTCTGGGGCGGCGACGACAACCCAGTGGGGATCGAGGTGGTCCACCAGTGCAATGTGTGTGTAGCGCGGGTTCTGCGTAAACCCCTCAGACCCAATGTCATGCAGCCGCGTGGGGGGAACCAGCACCGTTCCTGTGCTTCGCTCCTTAATCATGTAATAGCAACGATTATCTACCTCCCTGTAAATATCGTAACACTCGTCTGTAGTGATGGGGTTAAAGGCTGAGCACCAGACGGTGATTACCTTGTCGCCGCTGACAGACGATTGAACGTGAAGCAGCGCCTCGTCAACCCTGACTACAGGGTCCTCCTCTATCCCGCAAGAGTATATGCCTGTCTTGTTGGACTGCACATAGTACGAGGTGTTAAAATCGTCGTTGTTGGCAACAACGGAAAGGGACGCGCCGGACGCGCTGCTGGAGTAGTTGAAGTCAGGTTGACCCACGACGCCTAGCTGACCTCCGGGGTGCTGAAAAATAGTCCCCGTGCCCGCCATGGGGTGTTGGGCGGCGGAGGGAAGGGAGGCTGGTATGATGGCCTGTATACCGTCACGTTTCTGCGTAGAGCCCGTTTTGTTAACCTCGACGTTCTTTGCCTCCGCCAAAAACGGCGGCTCGAAGAGCTGCTTTTGCTCCTTCTCGTCAACGCCTCCGCCCATGGGAATGTCAACAACCTGATCGGGCAAAGAGCCGTCACGATTGTACGTCCCACCCCCGCGTCCGCTACTGCTGCCGCTGCCCGCCACTAAAACACCCAGAAGGACGCAGTGCCATCTAGGGCAGCATCACCGGAAATGGTAATAGTCGTGGAAGAGAGCGCCGTTATGAAAATAGGGTTAGTGCCCGTCTGTTTTACAACTATGGCACCCAGGGCTTGTCGCCCAAGTCCGTGGTTGATGGTGGCCTCATTCGCTACTGCAGCGTCCTCCACCAGAAACCCATCCGTTAGGTCGGACCTGTCTGGTAGCGCGTTCTGAACATTATCCTGAACCCGATTTAAAAGCTCGGCCCCAACCTGTATGATCTTTAGATAATCAGCCATAGTACCCGTAGTAAGGCCATCGTCGGGTGACGTCTGTAACGCGCTCCGGGAAGCCATCGTCATGTGCAGAAGCAAGCCCCTCGATACGGCCTATAAGACGCTCTTTGCGGCGTTCTTGGGCAATCGTAGAACTCTCCTCCTTCTCAAGACACTTGATAGTGGAGTCTACGATGGCGTACTCTTCCCAGCCGTTGAAACCGTCCCATACGTCTGCGTCGTTATCCAGCACTGGCGCGTGAGGGATGTATATCAGCGTGTAGTCACCGCCAGCTGCGGATTTGGGCTTAATGGTGATCTGGTGCTGGTACACGCCGGTTAGCTCGTTGATAGTGCCGCCCATCCTGTAGCGAAGCCTTGACGCGCCTCGGTATAGACCCGTGTAGCCGGAAACACCCCGGATTCTGTCATGTCTCTCGTCCAGCATGTATGGCCGAAGTGGTACGGGGGCAAGCCCCCCGGCATCAGCATCAACACCAAGCAGAAGATAGAAATCCTCGTTCTCCGGTATAGTGTATGTATCTGTGTTGGGTGCCAGCGAAAAGTCATGGGTCTTAACGTACCATTCCTGCCCCTGCACAGCAATGAGCATGTCGTAAAGCTCCGAGATAGACTCGTTGAGATATCGGTTAATCTCAGCATCAGTCACGAAGTCCGAGTTGACCATGTCGGCACGCTGCCTGACCTCATCCCGAAGCTGTAAAAGTGTTCTAGTACGAGCCACGGCGCATTAGCTCCAGTAGGGTTTGTGGGGCGTTTCTAGCGGCGTCCCTGAAACTCCGCCTTCGTTCTGCCATCTGGCGAAGCCCTTCCGCATGGACCTGGTTCCTGAACCTTCTCTGCTCTTCCTGCGAACGTAGCGCTTGCGTGCGCTGGGCCGGGGTCATGTCTGACATGGCCAGGGGCTCTAATTCTCGCGTGGGTGGCCGGGCTGGCGTGGGTGGCCGGGCTGGCGTGGGTGGCCGGGCTGGCGTGGGATCTGGGGCAACCACCTCTTCCTCGGAAAAGACCATCCCCGGCCGCGCTCCGAACCCAGGTTGGTATTCGGTAGTGTTCGGCTCGGGAAGATCGGCTATTGTCCAGCGACGTGTTCCTCCAGTTTCGTCGTCATACCAGTTGACGCCAAATCCGGGGGATGCGCTGCCGCTATCCCTTGTCTCGCGTAGAATCTCCATAACCCTCGGCGGGGGAGTGGGTCGAGGGGGTGCCGGCGCTGCGGGGCGAGGGGTTGCTGCTCGCGCCCTGGGGCGCTGTGGGGGTCGTCTGTCGCCTTGCGCTGCCTCCCTTTGTGCTGCCGCATCGAGTCGTTCAAGCATTAGGTCACGCATGAGTTGGCGTATCTGTACGCTCGCAGCGTCCTCCTGCTCGTTCTCTGCATTGAACTGCTTTCCGCCTTTGTAGCCTATCCCAGGTGGCATTCCGTATCTCCGTAAAGTGAAGGCGGGAGCAGACCTAAGTCCACCCCCGCCTTATGGTATAAGTCAGGGGTTTAGAAGGCGGTGATAACGCAGTTCCAACCGGGCGCGTTGCAACCAAGCTGCGCGTAGTACCCGATCCGAACCTCTACGCCGTCAGCGCTGGTCTGACGGAGAAGACGATTGCCATCCGAATCGATGATTCGGGGGGCTCCGCCCAAAGAGTAGAGCTTCCAGGTGTCCATCTGAAGAAGGTAGGCCTTCCCAGTTGGGCAGTTGACGTCGGGAGTAGCGACCACTGCTCCAGACGGCGTGTGGACCAAGCACCCAGCAAACGAGATGTCACCTCGCTCGTAGGCCTCAATCTCAGTGTAGCGCACCTTCTGGTTGAGTTCCTCAAGAAGCTCGCCGTAGTCTTCATAACTCATGAAGCAGTGCGTCGGGCGACCACCCTCTCGGGCAAGCCTGGCGGAAGCCTTCGTGAGTCGCTCAACCTTGTTTGCTCCACCACCACCGGCAAAGCGAACGCCGCCAAGTCGAGTGCTGTCGGCCGTGCGGTCAACACCGAAGAAGGCAGCTGCGCCGGGAGCCGCATCGGGAACCCATGCACTGAGGCCTGAGAGCTTAAGCCCAGGTCCACCGCCAGCAAGGCGGTCGCCCAGGATGTAGAGGTCGTCACCGGCGACAATAGCGCCGATACCAGCCGCGAAGGTAAGCTCCCCGTTGTCTCGGTTGACTCCGGTAATGGTGCCACCTGCATGATGCACACCTCCGACTTCCCCCTCGATCTGCATGCCTACCTCGAAGTTAACAACGTTCTGGATGTTATTCAAGGTAATCACGCCCGGCGGACCCGCTACGGCTGCGCCAGCATTGCCGATAAACCCGGAGCCATCTCGAAACAAGGCAGTTGCCAAGGAACGAGTACAGGACATGAGCGCGGAATCAATTTCGCGGGCACTTGCCTCCATAAAAGCGTTGGGGTTACCAATGGATGCTTCCATTGCTTCGGTACTAATCGTAGCGATACAGTAATCCTTCACACGAGTCAGGACAAAGTCCTTATAGAGTGAACTGGCAGCTGTGCTCGCATTTTGCGCATCGGCGAATGTGGCGGAGCGTGACGCCGGGTTTCCGTACTGGATTGGGATCGGTAGGTTTTTACCACCGAATCGTTCCATCTTTGGCATTGCAGCCAGGAGCGGGTTATTCCGATAAACTAGGTTTTTTACACGGTCATCCGTGTAATGCTGCTTTAGTGCCGCAGCAAACGTATCCATATTTAAGCCAGAGGGCATTTTTCAAATCCTTATTTAGGTGTTATTGACATATTCTAGCATTGCAGCGGCCCGTGCTAACGACTCGGCAGAGGTGAGTGGTTTCTCATCCATGCTGCTGGGGGTAGATGCTGATTGTGCGTTGGTTAGGGTTTTTGCCAATTCGGTCACGTCTGGCATTTCCGTTGCCTCCTCTTTGGGCGTAAAGCGGCTTTTAACCGATTCAAGCTCAGAGAGTTTGTCAACTACACCGGAAAGATATTCCTCGACTTCCTTAGCTGCGGATGCTTCGCTTAGGGCTTCGCCGGTATTGTTGTAATGATCATGAATCCGCTGGAAAACCAAGTCCTGCATTCCTGCAGCCTTGACCATCGGAAACTGATCTGACGAGTCTATGTAGGAACTAACTAGGTGACGCGCCTCGTCCAGTGCAGCCTGCTTACGGAAAGACTCTTCCCGCTCTTGCTGTACACCGAACTGCTTGCGTAGAGAAGCTAGTTCCTGTTTAAGACCCGACGTTGGGTCAGGGCGATTGCCCTTAAGAACCTGCTGGGTAACGTCCTCATAAGACGTACCAACGTGGTTCAGAAATTGTAGTGGGTTGGCTTTCGCCAGGTTGAGCAGCTGCTTCGCCCTCTCGATTTCTCCTGCTTGAGACTTTAGGGCAGTCTCTGACTCTCGGATAGAGCGTTCCCTGTCCATGAGGGTGCGGAGGGCCTCTGCGGCTCTCGGTGTAGGCGGAAGTGGGGCGGGGGGAGCGACTGCGTCCGCTGTCTGCTCGTTCGTTTCGGCCGCCGGAGCGACTTCTGTGGTTGGAGTTTCTGTGGAAATTTCGTCTGACATATTACGCTACTGTTGCAGTACCATCTTCGGGCATTACGGCTGTTGGTGAAGCTCCGGTTGCGCCGGGAGCGGGTGGTGCGCCTGGTGGGGGCGCTGCGGCTTGACGAGCACGCTGCATTAAAAGGTGAGTGGCAGCAAGGAATTGACGTAACATACCCAGTCTATCTTCAGGTACGTTGTCATTTACTGCCTTATTATACGACGCCTGTACCTTTTTCATTGCTAGTATAAGGTCCATGAATGGCTCGGGTGACTCGTATACACCTTCGTCTAAAATCTGTTCTATGATGCGGTCGATATTATCGGCTGCAGCTCGGTCCAGGGCAAGATCCCGGTCAAGGTCGGGGAAGTCCAGGAGGCGCTTGGCCTCTTCGGGGCCTAGCAGACCAGCTCCCATCAGCTGTTCCACCATGGCTAGGCGGCCAGCCGGCGTCGAGGGGAGGGACGATGAGGGGTAGACCTTGAGCACATAAACGTCCTTACCGAGGTCTACGTCCTTCCACTTCACCTCTTGGATTGTCTCCTTGTCTCGCTGAGCCACGATAGACCAGTCGGGGTTCTCCTCGGAGATCTCCTTACCGAGGGCAACCATGCGCCTCGCTATGTCCATGAACATAGTCTCGTAGTCCCTAGAGATGAGGGCGAACCGCTCCGACTCGATGTCGTTGTACTCCCTGAGGGCCACACCAGACTCCAGCCCCGCCGGCTTGAGGGAGGAGGCGGAAAGTTGAGAGACACCCGCAATCTCGTACGCCCGCTGATAAAGCCGGTCGAGGTGAGAGAATACCTCAGGGCTTATTGTTTGGTTTGGGCGAACTATCGGGGGTGTCCCCGTGTAAGGTATGATGGCACCTATCTGGTTGTTGAGGTGGGCCTTCTTGATCTTGGACCCTGACTCAACTAGGACCCAGGGCACCGCAAGAAGCTGCATCGCCTTCTGGATCTTCATCAAGAGCTTATTGATCTCGACTTGGATACCAGTCAGCTCCTCTGCGAGCCCTGACCCCCAAAAACCTCGAAGCTGCTCCGACCACCTGATAAAGGTGAAGGGGAAGTGGTCATAAGTCCAATCCCCCTTGAACAGCGTTACACCGTCAGCCACTATGCAGTGACGGCCGTCCTTGGCGTTGGGGCCGGAGGGGAGGTGCCAGCACTCCAGCACTTCAACCTGATCTGCGGTGCTATCTCGGCCAAACTCAAAGTCTCTCGTCGAATCCGCGTTGATGGCGCGTATCTTCGATGCCTTCTTGGGGAACATATCGATGAGCACGTCTCGGTTGATGAACTTCCTCTGGTACATCTGCTGGGGCTCACCGTAAATACCCTCTGCACGGTCTACGAAAATCTCTCCTGGGAAGACGCGCTCGACACGGATGTCTTCCCGGACGCGGTATGTCTTGATGACCCCGGTCCCAAACACGCAAGCGTCCACAAAAACCTTGGGCGCTACGTTGTACAGGCCTGAGGCGTAGAACTGGCTGTCCACAAACTTCTCAAGGAGCTTAGCCCTTCTCCGAAGAGAGTAGTTGCCCCCCGATGTAAGGAAAACCGGGCGGGGCCTGTTCTTGGCTATGCGAGCTGAAACGGTATCGCATACGCTCTTGATGACATTGAGCGTTACCCTTTCCTCGGAAAGCATAAGCGAAAAATCAGCCGGACCAGCTCCAAGAACGTTCCTATTGCCATACAGACGCATATAACGAAGAAAATCTTCGCGGCGCGTGCCGTCGCGCCCCCGTATGTGCGCATACGCTGACAGAGCGTACTCGTACGGGTCGCTGTGGGACCACCACCTGAAATCATTTTTTGCTATTGTCATGATGAGTAGTACAACAATTCATCGGCGGGAACCCCAGGGTTGGGAGCTATCTCAGTCTCCTCCTCAGCCGGGCTGTTAGCTTCCATAGAGATTTCAGCACCTTCCACCTTGAAATAAGTAACTCCCCTCTCTCGGAGCTTGTCTACAAGTTGGACCAATTCCTCGGCGGTAAAGACCATCGTGCTAGTGTGATTGGGGCTGCTTTTTCAGGAAAACCGTCTACACTAGAAAGCCACCTCAACCCCTGGAGCAAAATGGAACCTCTCGTTATCGCAGCCCTCAATTACGTCAATTCCCGCAAGGGACCCCGGAAGACAGAGGTAGAGCGATTACGAGAACTAGAACGGGTTGCGGAGAACTATAAGAGGGACCACCAGGGATTCTCAGAAGATTCCGCAAACTTGTCCATTTCCTCCTGCTCCATACGGTCAGCCTCCGCTCTCCAGTAGTCCGGGGTGCCGTACACCAGAAGGTCGTCCATGAGGAACTCCCCATGGTGGTGCCCACACTCGCGCCAAGCGTAGAGCAGGGCGTCACACAGGTGGTTCTGGAACCTTCTTCTATCCATCTCCATGCGACCTCGCTCCATCTTATCGAGGTCCCACTGCAATAAAAGCATTTCGTCGAGAAGTTCCGTGTTGTCCGCCTTGCACACCTTCAGCCCACCTGACCGGAGATCTCCGTTTATGAGTTCAATAAAGCTGTGTTTCTGCGACTTCTGCGCTGCTACCACCGGGATGGCGAAACGAGTCTTCATCTCTTCAGCATACCCCTTACCGAACCCACCGGTGTCGGCAACTATACGCACAAAGGGATACCGCTCCATCAGGGCCTCTACCCTCGCCGCTACCGCGCTCGGGATTAGGCCGCTCTCTTTGTAGCTTTCGACGACGAAGGCTTGCCTGAGGTCCTCGCTGTAAGCCATCACGACAAACGCCGTGGGGTCGTTAAACCCAAGGTCCATACCCAAAACCCACATCCAGTCTTCGGCGTCGTCTACCGGAAACTCATCCACCAAGTTAACGTTGGCGTCGTACTCGAACACCAAACAGGAGGCATCCCGTATCCACACACCGCAGTACTCACGCAGGTATGTTGGGTTGTTGTCATCCCAGGCCTTCTGCTTCTTCTTACGCTCCAACCAGTCCTCTACGCCCGGTATATGGGGGTTATCGCGTAGCGTCCAGCTATGCACGGCCCACCCGTCAGCCTTTGTGGTCAGCTCGTAGAACGGGCCGGCACACGCCGAGTTGGGGGTGCCCGTTACTACAATCTGCCCGTCATAATCTAACGTTGCGGGCTCAAGTACGTCTTCGATCAAGTCATGTAAGAAGTGGGGAAAGCCTTGCGCCTCATCGACAACCGCAATGGGATACTTCGGCCCACGAAGCTTCTCAATCTGCCTCTTATCGTCAGCTCCTCGAATGATGATCTTGCTTTTGTTGGGAAGGATGATGTCCCCGGTGTTCTCCCGGAAGCGGAGCTTCAGGTCGAGCTTGTCGTTAAGATCGTGGAGGGCGGGCCACAAGATGTCCTTCCCGCTGTCCCGCGTCAGCGTGATGTAGGGGTTGATGCTGCGCTCATGCTCCATGGCGTGCTGCAGAAGCATAAAGGCAATGCTGTAGGACTTGCCTGCCCGGCGGGAGCAGACGGCGACCTTGTTGCGGGCCTTGTCCGCCACGAAGTCCCTCTGTGGGCCGAACAGGAGCGCCTCCCTATCGAGGCTCTTTCTTTTCTCGGCCCGACGTGCCGCCTCGGCAACTACGCGCCTGGCGTGATCCCGGTTAACTAGTTTCTTCTTCGCCATCAGTCATCCATCCCTCGGGGAGGTTAGCGAAGAGCAGATAGGGGTTGTACATGATTTCCTTGTCCTCAAGGATATCGCGCACTTCCCTATTCGAGTGCGTGGCCATGATTGCCGGTGGGTCCTCCACCTTGCGCATAGTCTCGACCAGGCGGGTGGCGAGCCCGAACTTTCGGAAGCTCTTCTTGACGTACACATAGTGCAGCACCATGGCGGTATCCACAACCTCGGCGCACATCCAGCCCAGGATCTGGTCCGGGTCCTCGTGGTTGCACGCTACGAGAACGACGCTGCGGGGGATGACCTGCTCTAAAATTTTATGGTGCTGGTAGTAGTAGGCGGTGTTGGGAACCGACTGAACCATATAACCATAACGGTTTGACTTGAGCCAGCTGCTGGTGATAAAGGGAATATCAGATTTACGGGCTCTTCTTATTTCTACTGGGAGTGCGGGCATTCATTACCTTGCTTGTTTGTTTCGCGATTTTCTATTCTCCAGGGCATTCACTACAGCTCGTCCGGGAGGGTATGCATTGGCTAGCGAGCCCATATGGCAGTCACAGACGACGAAGACTACGGTGCCGTCCCAGTCGGAGGTGACGTGCCAAGCGGCTCTCCTGCCGCAGCTGGGCCAGCAGCATCTCACTAGTCACCGCTTCCTAGCGCCTCTCGGGCCTGGTCTAGCATCTCTAGGAGGTCGTCATCTGAGAGCTGGGCGGGGTCAGAGCGCTTCTCCTGCTCCCTCTCCTCCCTAGCCAGCTTGGCCATGGTGTCAGCCAGTGCGGTGAACTTGCGGGCTTCGGAGGGGGAAAGCTCCTGCCCGTTCTCGGCCCTGTCCCGCAGCAGGCGGAACTCCTCCGCAATCACGGTGTAGGCATCTGCGAGCATGACGCCGATGTGAGGCTTCATGCGCACAGAGGGGGCGAAGTTGCGGGAGGTCACAATGGTGCCACGGACGTGGGCCTTGCCTAGCCCGGACGGCTCCATGATGGAACCCTCCACGGGACGCTGGGAGGCCATGGTGGGAGGGTCCTGGAACTGCTCATTGGCAATCTCGGCCAATCTCTCGGGGGTGGTGTTGCCCCGGTTCACGGCGTGCTTCTTAAGCTTCTTCGGCATTCGGCAGAATCTCCCTGGCTATACGCTTCACAACTCGGGACACCCTAGCTCGGGGTATTCCCGTCTTCCGCTCTATGGCTCGGAAGGAAGCGCCGGTCGCATGTAGTCTCCAAATGACGCGGTCGTCCTTGGAATATTTACGGGAGCGCATGTCGTTGGCCTTCTGCCTGGCAAGCTCGTAGTACCTCTGAGCCTCGGGGGTCCAACGCCTGACTGCGTCCATGTGGCCAAACCCCAGGAGGAGGTTACCGCTCTCACCGTCAGACCAATCTGTTATCTCGATATCCCGGAACCCGCCCGCCTTCAGCTTGTCGTAGTACTTCTTGCGCAGCCTGAGGAACTCGGGGGTCTGGTTAAACTTTCTACTCATACCCTAGTGTACATATCGTGCCCCCCGGTGTCAAGCTTTTACACCTTCTTTAGGAAAGCTTTCTTTTATCTATAAATCTTACCTAATAGAAAGCTTTCTATGCAGGGGTTGTGTCAGGGGCTGTTAGAGCGATTCTACGCTCAATATGGGTCACCCTACCGGGGTAGCCCTTAAAGCCGCTTAGAACGCCTTCTGAGGCCATTACGGGGCATGTTATGACAGGGGTCTACCCGTTTACTTTTTTGATATGCGGAGTGTGAGTGAGTATGGTGCGCCGCCGTCGTCGCTTTCGAGGGGGGATCCGGCAGGGTAGGGGTCGAGAGTGCGTAGCACGATCTACCCGAATTGTGCAATATGAGCACAATTGAGTACGAAGTACCTTATTAACGAACGAAGTGAGCGATTTTAGCACGATTTCGTGCAAAAGTCAAGTATAAAATACAGAATCCACGCCCGATCGTCAATAATCAGGCGTGGATCCTATAAGTGGTAGGCATGAATCTTGCTAGATTGCATCGCCTAACCTAGGTTGAACGGAGTCAGTTCACCTCAAAGATAAAATCCATATCTTCGTTCGAGTATACCGCGTCGGGACCCGTCTCTAGACGCGTTTCGCGGTTGGCGGACGATATCAATCGGACCGTGCGGCCTTCGTGACCGGTCAAGCGCAACACGCTTTGGAAAATAGCGATGCTGGCTTCATGCGTGGCCGCGTCGGAGGCCTCGTCAACGCTAGCCGTGAGGCCGCGCATGGCGGCTTGTGCGAGCGCCTGATACACCATACCGAGCGCCATGGCGGTATGGCTCACACGGGCATAGTGCGCCGCGTCAAGCCAGTGGCCGCCGTGCGTCCGGGATAGCTTGGCGGTAAGCCGGCTACCCTCCTCTACTAGCTGGTGCTCGAGACACATTAGAACCGTGGTCGGCGCGCATGCAATGTTACCCTTGATAGCGTCGATCATGTCTTTGACTTCGTCACTCATTTTTACTCCGTTCCGGGTGGCTCCCTTGCCACACATTGATCATGTCACGTTGACAGCAATGTGCAAGGAAAAAAGACTATTGAATGTCGTTTTCAGTAACAAGATACTCCAGACCTTCCGCTTGCGTGCGGACATGTAGGTCGGCGACGGCAGACTCTGGAGTTCTGCCACGTCCAATCACGTTCGTGAGTCGTCGCGCCTCGCCATGCGACATGCCAGTAGGCTTGCACCATACTGCGTGGTAGTAATCGCGCACGTCCGGGTAATCGCGATAGTCCGCTTCTAGCGTCGTCTTGATAGTTGTCATCTTCTTTGTCCTCCGATTGTAGGTATAGCATACCACAAAACAGGGCGCAAGGTGATTTTTGAAAATCGATCCCTTTAGAAAAAACGACCGGACCTACCAGTGGTACCCTAAAAGCGCTTAGAAGGGCTCCTGGGGCCATTGCGAGCATACTGCGCATGGCACGTTACTTGCATGCCAAACATGGCACGGTACTTGCTAGTCACAAAGCATACCAACGTACTTGGCACGGTACTTGCTAGGCAAAATCCATGCCAACAAATGTGGCACACTTCTTGCTATAGCACGGGGCATGCCAAGTTACTATTGAAAACGACTTTCAATATCAACAAGGCACGCCCGCGCTATACGCCTAGCAAGCGCCTACCATGACGGTCCTTTCATGACGCCCAAATCATATGCTATGCTATCTCGGGTAGGCTATCTATGATCTCTGTAATCGTGTTCTGTACTTGCTGCACTGCTAGATTATATGCAGTTATGGCGACGATAGTACAGTCACGGGGCGATCCGCTGTTAGCAATAAACGCATGCAAAGAATCAAGATCCTTAGGCGTTGCCACTAGACCTTGCATTTGTGGTTGGATATGATCCCTTACCACCTTGAGAGTCTCTATCAAAGTTGTCATGTACGATCCTTTCGACAGTCATCATACTAGCAGCTAACTCAGTACCGTCAAGCGTTTTTTCATACTCTTAGCTTTTACACCGTGAGCGGAAAAGACTATACCCATATTCCTAGCATATAGTTTATCAGCGTCAAGGCATAATCCACAGTCTACACATGATTGCAGTTTGGCGTTGCCACTAGCTTCTACCAGGATCGCTCCGTGGTCCTTGTCAAGGCGGCGGGTTACCAATCCAACATGTCCATGCATACCGTAGCATTCGCGTGTCTCTTTTAGCTTACACGTTGACGGACATGATCCTTCAATACTGGCATAAGTTGTTGAAACCTTATGCTTTTCTGTAGGTTCTAATCCGGTTTGTGCCGGACAGGGGATCCATCGGATCCCTTGCTCAACAAAGGATCGCTTACCATTTGGAAACTCCGCCATATACCTTGCCGGTGCATAACCATTTTCTAGCACGCTTTCAAGTTGCGTCAAGTCATCAATCGATCCTAGCACAGAAATATTGCCCCACGCTGGACGGGGTACAGTGGTTGCGGCATGCGTGTAGGTCCATGCTTTACCTCCTCCCCGATCATACCATGCATGTTGTACGGCATTAGATACCGTCAACGCAGCGTCGATCGTAGCACAGTCACCTACTGTATGCAAGCGCAAGTTTCTACCGTCGATCGCTTTTCCTTTGAAGGATCTAGCGATCGCACTAGCCTCCTTGACTGCAGTAGATATAGCAGTCATAACGCAAAGATCCCTACTTTGCGCTTTTTATCATAGCGTATCTGTACCTTGGTATGCCCTGCACGACGCAGATCTTCTATGTTAGCATATCGCATGTCATCGGGCGAGAAGAAATTCCAAATCTGAAAATCTTTTCCAGCATGTAAATCTTCCTTGACAGCCCTCAAACTTTTGTAATCACGCCCATAAGCCGGTCCTAAACGTTCCATGTGCAATGTCCTTTCGCGACAATCAACATACTAACAGAGCCTAACCGAAACGCAAATTCTTTTTAAAAAAAACCTTGCCATACATGGCCATGTCTTTTCAGCTCGGTTTGCACAACCTATGGTCACATATGGCAAGGCTAATCTATGTCGGTTATAAGTGAAGATCTAGCGTGAATATAACATATAAACACACTATAAGTATAATGATCGCAACTGTCATGTCAAATCAAAACGTGTTGAATATCGCGTACCCATAGACCTCCCCTGTATTAGGGTCCCGATGACACCGCAGATAGCCAGGCATACCTATGGCTTTGCGCCGTAAGGCCGCAACTACTACCTCAGGGCTTTCTTGCTTTTCAACCCTAAAAAGCACATGAGTGTCCGACCTAGGCTGGTGTGTGGTGTCTGCCTTATGCCGCAAGATCTTATCTTGCGCCGCCTCTATCGTCATATTAGCAAGTGACTCTGTCATGTCAAGCGTTTTTTTCACGTTCCCTCCGTTCGCGCCTAAACCTTTGTATAGCAAGCCTACGGTTTAGGCTGGCGCATACGTCCTTGATATCCTCTAAGCTCTCAATCAAGCTATTCGTATCATGTACCATTGAATCGATCGCTAGTTGTAGATCGGAAGCGTAGCCTGCAAGCTTAGAATACCGCTTCCTAGTCAAGCGGTACTCTCTTCCCATGCATCATGCTCCTCCTCATCATGGATAAAATCCAGACCATGATAATCGGGCGGCCAAGCCAGACGATTGACGTCTAATATGGCGACAATAGGGTTAGAATAAGGCAACGCTACCTGCACAAGACCATGCTTAGCATTGTTAGTGCGCTCTATTAGAAACCGAACGTAAGCATCATGCTTGGATCCTCCCCTAGCAGTCACTACAGGAGAGCCTGTCGAAAGCCTTATAAAGTATGTGTTATCTCCTGCCATTGTCAAGTCCTCTTTTTAAAGGGTTTGCTTCTTGCATATTGTCCTTTCTAGCCTATGCTAGGACACCTGTATAGTGGACCCACAAAAGCAGGGACCATACAGGTGTTTCATCTATCCGGCCTGGATAGACTCATCAGCTAGCTGCAGTCAAAGAACGAACGCTACATACACACATTGAGCACCGGAGTGGAGCCCTATCGCGGCCTATACTGCCAGTGGTTGTTCGTCGCTTCGACAAATCACATTCTTACACCATCCAGCCACGATGCAAGGAAAATCGACTATTGATATTGCTTTTCATTTTCAATAGACACGATGCCCAATCGCGGGCGGCGCGGGCGCGGGGGTACCCGCCTGGGGGAAGCGCTACAAGTTTCCATGAGGACCCTTCGGTACGACGAAGTCATTTTCCATGAGGACCCTTCGGAACGACGAAGTCATTTTCTGGCTTCGCCCGACTCACACCAGGGGTCGGGAACGCCGGACCCAGACACGCGAGTCATGACGACGGCAGCCCGCTTGTCGGGCCACTTGGTGAGGAACCCCTTGCCTTTGCCCTTGCTGTAGGGGACCCGTGTGCGAAACTGGTCACAGGTCAGGTCAACCACCCATCCGGTGTCGGTGTGCAAGAGGTACCAATGGGATGTGCCCTCGTGCTTGATATACATGGGCTTGAGCCCAGCTGCCTTGCCCCCTACCAGATGGTAGAGAGCCTGACTTGCCACATAGCAGTGGCCCGCCATCTCATGCCTGCCATGACTGTGACCACTGTTAAGGTACTCGGGCTTGAGTAGGTCGTCGGACAGTGCTGCACGCACCTTCGGTGCCCACCAGCGTATGCTGTGGGCCACTCTGTGTAGGCGGTCTGTTAGGCGCTCTAACACGAGGCCCACGCGCTCTTTGGGGGGAGCCCACACGAACGCAGCGGAGCGAATGAACGGCGACACCGCGTAGGATGCGGTGGAACTGACCCGCCGGGGGGTGTCTGAATCTGTTGTCTCGTTGCTCATGGGAAGATACTAGCATCCCATGCAGCCCCGTCAAGAACTATTTACAGTCACCCCATGACTGCCCTATGGATGGCTCGGCTACCAGTGGTACGCACAACTCGACGGCACTCTCCATGACACGCTGAAGCTCCCTGGCTACGTCGGGTGCGTCCTGCTCATCGCACTCCACCAGAAGCTCATCATGTACCTGAGATACCATGTTGACATTCTTTCCTTGCGTGAGCATGCTGAACCCCAGCATAGCTCTCTTGACTATGTCAGCTGCCCCGCCCTGCACGGGCGTGTTGAAGGCGATGCGCTCACCGAACCAGCGCGACCTCTTGTCATCGTACGTTTCCGATGACGGGTTTCTCGACCGGGCTACGGTAAGCTCTTCCATGATACGCTGTCGCCCCGACAAGGTCGTAACGTACCCTCTGTCGTAGGCGTCGGACACGATCTGCTTACGCACCATGGACACCTCGGGGTAAGCAACGTGGTAGTTGTCGAGGAACTCCTGGGCCTTCTTTCGGGGGACCTCTAGCTGCTCTCCGAGCTTCTTTGCCCTGGCCCCGTACACGGTGGCAAAGTTGATTGTCTTCGCTTGCTGTCGGCTGCAGCCTACTAGGTCGGCGGTCTTCTGATGAAGGTCCACCCCCTCTCGGTAGGCGGAGACAAGCTCGCCCTCGCCAGCCAGGTGGGCCAGGACCCTAAGCTCGATCTGAGAGTAGTCGGCGCAGACTATGACGCGACCTTTAGGCGCACGAAAAGATTTCCTTATAAGCTTACCTATCTCGGAGCGGGCCGGAATGTTCTGCAGGTTAGGGGAGGCGCAGGACAGTCGGCCTGTGGCCGTACCGTGCTGACGAAAGGAGCAGCGCAGGCGACCATCCCCGTGCTGCTTCGCTTGGGCAGCTAGGGTGTGCGTGAAGGTGCTCAGGTACTTCGATAAGTCCTGATACTCCAGACGTATGTCAGCTGCCGCTCTGCCTATGGAGCCAGGCTTACACGCAGCCCTGGCCTTCTCCACCCAGAGTCTGCCGGTCGAGTGTCGGCCCGACTTCCCCCTGGGAACGCCCTTCGTGGGCCAGATGCCACCACCGTAGAAATGGTCGGACACCTGAACGGAGCTGCTTATCAGCACGTCAGGAACCAACCACTCCCACTCGTGACGCAGTGCGTCAACTCGAATCTGAAGCTCGTCGCCCAGACAGTCCAGCGACTCCACGTCAACGCCCATGCCAGCCTTCTCCATGTCGGTGAGGCAGAAGACCAGGGGCATCTCAACAAACTCGAATACAAACTGCAGCCCACGCTCAACCAGCCTCTTGAAGAAGCGTTCGTGCAGCCCCCTGACTGCGCGAACGTCGTCGCAGGCGTAGCACGCAGCTACAGGTAGGGGTAGCTCAGAGAAGCTCGCGGCGTCCCCCATGACTTCCTTGAAGGTCATCATCTGCATGTCGAGCTTCGTGATGGCGAGTGACTTGAGCCCGTATCGACCTCCCGCAGACTCACCAAGCAGCCACATCATGATGAGACTATCCCGCGCATTCCAGGGAGGAGGGAACCCAGCCCTTTCCATGACGACTGCATCGTGCTTCCAGTTGTGAGCCCACACCTCCTTGTTGGTCCGGGATACTGCACCGAGTATGTCGTTCACCATGGCCATGTTTGACTGACCGTTCACCGGTATGTAGTACGGCTCGTGCTCGTCGAAGAAGAGTATGGAGAACCCAGCTAGAGATGACTTATGCACGTTGAGCATCTTGCCACCATGAAGCGTGGGTCCCTCTGACTCGGTGTCGAACGCAAATGGACCGCTCATTATCTTGACTATCAACAAA